TGAAAACGATATAGAAAAAGCTTCTAAAATTATGTGGAGTTTTTTCTATATACTGGATCCGAAAAGTTTTTATCACGACAAAATGACCGAGGAAGAAAGAGAGTTGAGATGTAAGAAAAATTATTTTGATATAGATTTTTCAGACTATATTGAAATGAAAGAATTTTATAAAGGAACAATCCTTCTTGACGAAGATCAGGTAAACTATAATACCCTAAAAAAGAAAATGGATTTTTTGATGATGACATCAAATGGAAAATACGACACGTTAATTGCGTCCCAAGACAAAGAGCAGTTGAACATTTATCGACAAAGAGTTTTTAATGATAGCGACGGATACAAGACTATTCGTGTTGCCGGTAAAAAACAAGCTGGCATGTTGGCATCCAGAGTAATACAGAAGTAATGTTTAAAAAACCTCCATTCATAAAGCTTTTTGATTTTGAACTCAACAATATTGAAGAGTTTGTTCATACGCCATTTTTGGAGATAAATCCAATACTTGAAGAAAAAAGATATTTTAATTACTGGGAAGATCATTTGTATAAAATAATGAACGGCATGTGGGGCCGGGATTATGATAAAAAAAAGGATGTTGGGGGATATAGGTACCAAACCGGAGATCATTATCACTATACGAGATTTTTCCACATGCGTATGGAAACAGAAGGTTCTTCTTCTGATCTTGAAAGACCTATACTTCGGGATTTTGACTGGTGGGCACATTATAACTTCATTATTGCGGATGGATTATCGGGGTTTAAAGATGACAAGGTACATACGTGTCATAGATTTGCAAGAGACTATCAATCGTTTAAAGATATTCGGGAAGACGAAAAAATACTACTTGATCGATATGCAGACGACATACTTGATAAATATGGAAAGTTCAAGAAATATATAGATCCGCACGAATATCTTCACATGACTCACCGGGAGCCGCTTGGTGACCCACTGATGCAAAATGAAAAAGAAAACGTAATTTGGTTTGCTTCGAGAAGGATGGGAAAAACATATATTTCTCTTAATAGAATGCAAAGAGGTTTTGTTACAAATGGTGCTAAGACCATAGAGCAATATTACTCTAAATCAACAAAATTTACGGGAATTCTGGGATCATATGGAGATAAATATACGGCAGAACACCTTACCAAATTTTTTGACAGTTATAATAAATTGGCAGAAATTGGTTCATATACAAAAGAAGGATTAAATATTCAAGGAGCTTTTTGGGTCCCATGGACAGGATCAAAAGCGCTGAGTGCTTATATTACAAACTTAAATAAAGAGGAAGGAGGAAAAACAGATGTTTTTTGGGGTTCTCAAATGCATCGTTTTTCTTTCGAGAATAACAATTCCGCCGGTGTTGGGGTTGCCTCTGATTTTATGCTTGCAGACGAGATAGGTCTTTGGGATGATGTTGAAGGTGTAAACTCTGAAATGATTCCGACGCAAAAAAGAGATACCGTTCGATTTGGAAATACTTTTTATACCGGTACGGGGGGTAATGTTACAAAAGCATTGAAAACTAAAAAAGTGTACATGAATCCACGGCTTATAAACGCCATGGTTTTTAAAGACTATTGTAATCCAGCAAACGTTAATGGTTGCGGAATGTTTGCACCAGTTCAATATACAAGGAATATTTATCGAGATGAAAACGGAAATATTAATTTAGAAAAATCCTATCGGGACGAATGTAGAACACGAGAAGAAAAGTTTAAGCAAGGGATGTCTGCGTATATCAAACACATATCAGCATATTGCATGGTATATAATGATATTTTTATGCAAAGTTCCTCTGGAGTTCTTCCAGTTGACCGCTCTGCAGAAGCATTGGAGAAGTTTACTTCACTGAAATTAAGAGAGAGACCACAGGTTTATAGTATTGGAAAAATAAAGAGACCGGTTGAAAATGAAAAAAATGTTTCGTTTGTAAAAGATGATAAAGTAAATCCAATTTGTAATTATGATGATCTTGCAAAAGCAGATGATTATCAAAAATCAGGAATTGTAATTATTTATGAACCGCCTGATGAAACAGGAAACTCAAAATATCTGACTACTTTTGACGACGTAAAAGACCCAACAGGTACTTCAATGTGTATTGCTGCTACATGGAAAGTATCCGGAGTTTCAGGAGTCAGATTTAATTTGGTGGCAGAATCTATTTTCCGGAGGATAAGAAAAGAAGATAATAGCGATATCGCAATAAATATGTCCTTATATTATAAAAGTAAATTTTGCCCGGAAACCAACATACCATACGCCAGGTCAAGAGTAATAGAGCTTGGAATGTATGATATTTTAGAGCCTTCTCCTAAAATGGCTATTTCCCAACTTTTAAATCAGTCTTCAAAGTATGAAGAAGGATTTTATAAGAGTCCCACAATGAACGAAGATGTTCCCACGATATGCGCCGAAATTCTGATGACTTGCGTAGAGGAAATTGATCAGGAAGATGGAACTAAAAAAGAAGTGTGGATGGTAGACGAAATACCATCTGAATTTTTACATAACGATATAATATACTGGAGTTTGGAAGGAAACTTTGACTTTATGGACAACTTGTTTATATTTTCAATGTGTGTGAAAGAATATAAAATCAGAAGGTATTTTGAAAAACCAAGAGAAGGAAATGACACCTTTAAAAAGGTGCAAGAGGCCATAAGAGAAGATGTGAATATAACAAATGCCATAGATGATTTATTTTCTTATTAAAAACGGATTTTCAATATGTTACGAAAAAATAATTATTTTTGCCAAAGTTAAAAAAATGAAATGGGTAGAAATGCCATAGTATTGCCACTTAATGACGATCAGGACACTTTTTCAGGAGGTCTTTATAAATTTGTTTATTCCAAAAAAGAAAAGGAAGCAAAGAAGTTTAAAATCGTTAAACATTTTGCCGATGCGGTAAGAAGTAACGAGAATGATCCTAAAATGAAGGAAAAGTGGTTGGAGAACATGAATATCCATATGGGTAGGTGGGACAATACTACTTCAAACAATAAAATAACTATAACTCTTCCAGACAAAAAAGTATTAAATTTCGGACGGGACAAAACCAGGAATCACCCGTATCTAGATATTATAACTCAATCGATTGCTACTGATTTTAATTCAAGACCAACTCATATAAAAATTACTGATACTTCTAAGTATGCTATGAAACTTAGAAAACAGAATATGCAGCAAATTGTAAAAGAAAAGCTGAATGAAATTTTTGTAAAGCCTGAACTTGAAAAAGCAACCATGGCCGTAGATTCAAAATATGGCGATCCATTGTCATTACCTGAAGAGGCGCTGATGCAAAGAAATGATGAAATAAACAAAATGGTTCTGGCTAGCTTATCAGAGGATGTAAAAAAAATGCTTGATAACCAAGAACTTCCTTCTGAAAAATTACAAAAAAAACTTTTTGATATTTGCCAGGAAAGAAACGACATGAAAATGAAGTTTGAAATGGCTACAGATTATATGATAACAACCTCAATGGTTGTTTTTAGGCAAGATTTTGGATTTGGCGAGGTTTATTTTCATCCGGTATCTCCATTGGATTTTACATTTCAGTTATCATATGACTCTGTTATGTTCGAAGATGGACTTCATGCAAACGCAAGAAGATTTCTATCACCAATGGAGATTATTCAAGAGGCGTATCATGTTTTTAAAAATAAAGAATGGAAGGATATTGAACAAATGTTCACGACAATACCTTCTTCAAATTTCATGGATGCAGATATTATTTACCAGCGTACAGGAAGGCCGGTAGACATGAGTCATTCATTTCAAATACCAATAGTTGATGGAGGTATAGATTTGGCGGCTCAGGAATTCAGAGATTTTAGAATTGACTCTCGGGATGGATTGATATGGGTTAATAGTTTGGCCAACAAATTGAATGAGGCTTACATGAATCGCCGGCAGGGAATTATTGTTGATCATCCGGCATGGAGATGGACAGCAAAAGCCAAAATGGTTACCAGAGTTATAAATGGAAGAAAAGCTCAATTTATAAGAGGTGAAGACTATGAGATGGATCCTGTAAATGGAGATATAGATGTTTATGATACGGTAATACCCCAAACGTATAAAGCAAAAGTTTTTGGAGATAGGATATACACCGAAATGGAGCCGGTAAAATGTCAGTATCTGGACCCGTTCGATATGTCAAAACCGAAGCTTAATTTTTACGGATCTCAATTCATGGTTATGGACGGGGACGTTAAGAATTTGACAATCTTGGATCCGGCCAAAATATACCAAAAAAGATATTCTGAGGCGCACGAAGCAATAGGGGATGCCATTTCAGCAGATTTAGGTACCGTACTTTTTGTAAACAGAAAAACATTTGAAAGCCAGGGAGGTCCGGAAGGATTCTTTGACATGCTTTATAAATTGAAAACAGTTGTAACGGAAGATGCCGCTTTTCCTGGTCAGCAAGGAAATGGTCAAGGAAATGTTTTTGTTCAGAATTTCACTTCGTCCGGAAAGATTAATGACTACATATCATTGGCGCAATATTACCAATCTCTCATGGTTAAAATACTTCGATATACAGAAGCTAAGTTGGGAGGATCTGGTCAATATGAAAATACGGCCAACATACAGGCTTCTTTGGCGGCTCCAGACCGGCAAATGGGAAGGATGCACAGCATTATGCTCAAAATAAAAAACAATGTAAACGAGGCAATGGCCAAGGCTGCATTGATTGCGTATGAAAATAATGAGGAATTGCTTGCCAATTATTTGGATGAAGAACTTTATATACATTTTAGGGAAAATTATGATGAAATTCTTGGGACAAAATTTAAAGTAGAAACCACTTCTTCTCTTGAAGAATTTGATAATTTACGTCAATACAAATCCCTTTTGGTCAATTACATGGCTACGGGCGGTGATCTACATAATCTTCCTGAAGCATTAGAGGCAAAAGATATGGCTATGGCCAAAGAACTTGGTAAAGCAACAGCACTTAGAAAAGAGCGTCAAGACATGGAAGCTAGACGACATGAAAAAGAGTTGGCAGAACTTAACTCCAGGACCATGGAGAATATTGAGAAACAGCGTCAAGATCGCGAAGATGCAAGGTTCGGTTTGAAAATTGACGCAGGTAGAGAAACAGCATACTTATACTCTATGGCTCAGGCAAATGCAGCTGACGTTAATGGAAATAATGTGTCTGATTCCATTGAAAGAGATAGGGTTAAATCTCAGTACCAAAAAGAAATGCATGATGATGAGATGAAGCTAAGACAAAAAGAATTGGACATAAAAGAAAAGGCAATTACAGTAAAAAATCAAAAAAAATAAAAAAGTTAAAAAGTTTTTTTCATAAATTAAAAAAATAAACATTATGTTTGACACTGAAAACGAACAAGAAGGGATTTTAGACGATATCCTTCTTTACGAAGAGGACCAGGATGTTTTAGAAACACCGGTCGAATATACTAAAAAAGCAGAAGATGAAGGCGGATCAGTTGCTGCAACGGCAACAGCTGAACCTGAAAAGAAGGTAGAGACAAAACAAACAGAAGATCCTGCAGAAAGTAAATCAGAAATAAAAAATGATATTGCTCCACAGGTTAAATTTATTCTGGATAGTGTTGTTCAGTCTTTCAAAGAGTCAGGTATTGAAATATCATTAGACGAAAATGATTCGCCTCAATTGTTGGCTGAAAAGCTGACAAAATCAATTGTTTCAAAAGAAGTGGAAAACCCGGAGTCTGAATTATTCCAAACAGTCAAAAAGCATATTTTTGATGAAAACGGAATAGATGATCGGGTTTTGGCGATGGCAACAGGAATACCGTTTGGGATTCCGAGAGATAAGTATCTGGAACTTTATGATATTCAGGAATTTGCAAGTTCTGAAATTCAAATGAGTGACAAGGATGCTTTAACAGCATTGTTTGCTACTTATCATACAATCAAAAACATATCTGAAGAGGATATGGAAGATTATGTTAAAGCCGACCTGCAGAATGCCACGCCAGATTTAATTGAAAAACGAAAGAGTGCTCTTATTTCTCATGTAGATTCTGAATTTAAAAAAATAAATAAAACTGTCGAGGACAGAAGAGAAATTCAGCGATCAGAAGAAAGTAAGAGAAATGAGCTTGTAAATTCTTTTATCAAAAAAGGAGAGGTTGCCGGACACACATTTTCAAAAGAGCAATTTGATTCGTTTTTTTCTGCTATAAATGACAAAACAGAAGAAATTGAATTGCCGGACGGTAGCAAAAGAAAAGTAAATCCTTTTGATAAGAAAAAGTACGAGTTCCGAAAAAACAATTACGAGAAGGCTCTTTTAGAAGACATGCTTTTTTTCTTTGACGGAGAAAATAAAGGCGCCGCAAAAACAAAAGAGGCTGAATCTAAAAAAACGACAGGAACATTTGCTAAACTTTTAGAAAAAGATCTTAAAGATTATGGCATTGATCCAAAAGAAGTAAATTATAAAAAAGAATCAGATCCGGATTCCATCGACTGGGAAGACGATCTTTAATACTTTATTTACATAAATAATTTTTAAAAAGAAAAGATAATGAGTGGAAGCACAGGATTTAAAGCTCCCGGGCAAATTGAAGGCTGGAAAGTCAAGGAACTAAACAAAAATCACAATGTAGTGATCGGTGAAATGCTTACTTCGCAGAGCATTTACACTATTTTTCCAAAATTGAAAACCGATTATAAGATCAATGAGGTCTTGGATAAGGTTTCAACAATGAGACCAAACATTTTGGGGCAAAAGTCCGAAATGTTCACTTTCTTTAATCAACGTATTCAGCGAATTAATACAAATAAGGCGTTGAATGTGATGGTCCAGGTGGAGTTGCCTCCACAGGAAAACTTTATTGAAGTTAAGAAGGTTCATGTTGCCGGAGGTGTCGAAACAGTTGGTGGTCAGAATCAGCCATGGACAATGACAGTTTCTACCAACCTGTCGCCAAACAATATGTACCAGTTAATGGATTTTCCGGATATACAGTTCAAACCTATTGATAACGGTATTAATGAGGGTACACTCGGCTACAAACACGAGTTTAAGGTTATTGGAAACTACAATGACTTTATCAAACTGAAAAGGCTTAAACCAGGATCAAGATTTTTGAATATTGGTTCTCCGAGAGGAGAGGCTGCTAAAGAAAGAGGTATGGTCAATATGACTCTTTCGGGGGCTGCTTATGTATGTTACAAATATCCATTTACAAAAATGGGTTTTCACACATTTATTACTGACGAAGCATGGAGGCTAGGTACTCACTTTGGAGTTGTTCAAGGGGACTACGAAAAAGATCCACAGAATTATAAGATAAATTTTTCGTTTAGTGAATTTGACATGAAATTCAAAAACGAAACTGAAACGGTCTATGACAGATACCTTACTACTGGAAAGGGATTCCCTCCAGGAGAAGGATATTCGGTAGATAACTATACGCATTTGATGCATAATCTTGGTCCTACATGGATGGACTTTTTCCGGGCTGCGAACAAGGAATTCTATTATGTTTCTAATTTCAATATTGAGTATATACTCGACAGAATCAGAAGACAGATTCAAAAAATGAACATTGACGACAGATCGGGAATGGTCGTCGACGTATTGACCGGAGATGGAGGATGGACGCTTTTAAGGCCAGAGCTTGATAGACTTGACAAACAAGGCGTTATAGATCCTGAATGGATATATGGACAAACTCCTGCTCTGGATAAAAACAGAAAAGGTGTAATCTTGAATAAAAAACAAGTTAAGGGGTTATATCTTGATGACTATGGTACAGTTATATTCCATAATAATGACATCCTTAATAAAGGATTGCTTTCAGGACAAAGGGATGTAAGAAAAGGATTTAAGTTGTCTTCTTATTGGTTTATTATCATGATTAGCCATAATAATGATAGACAAAATCCAGTAAATAAAGCAATCCAGCTTTATGAGAATAAAGATATGGAGCAATTTACTCCTTTGGTTGGTGATTTTACTCCTACGGGCCCAATTGGTAAGACGACAATAAAATACAATTCTGCAGGAGATATAGGACGAATGTATAAGATTATTAATGACTTAGAAAAGGCAATATACGTACCAAATATTCAGGGTATGCATATATTGTATTCTGATCTAGTCATTAATGACTAATTTTTAAACAAAATAGCGATAAAAAAATAAGATGAAGTATTTAATTAAACCAAACACAAGTTCTTTGAATTCCGCTTTCAGGAATGCGGAAATAATACGTCATGACAAGGAAAGGGGGGAAGTCCCAGAAGGACTTCATATTGATCGTATGATGCCTGATACCGGTACTACAATAGTAGTTATGAAAGATCAAAACGGAAAACCAATGATCAATATTTCCGAGGAAGATCTTTTAAAAGCGGTAAGAGCATTTTCTCTTACTTATAGAGACAAAGATGAGACCGTTAGAATCGAAACCGCTTCTCTTTTGTACGGTAATGAGCGATTTTGGAATCATCCGGAATTAAGGTTGGAAATTCCAAACATTGGTATGGAATTGGAATGCCTCGGATTTGATGAGACACCAATCAATAATTTCTGGTTTTCAGTTCTTGAAAGGAATAAATTTTTCTTTATTGAAGACGGAGAGCACGAACGTCCAGAAAGTATGTCAAGTGTTCTTTTTATAGTAACTCCTGCTTATTTGGGTACCGGAAAGAATGTCATGACATCACTGAAAGAGTCTGGAGGCAATCTGACTTCTACTTATGAAGTTGCAGCAGCAGTTTTAAACATGGAGCGTGATACCAAAAAATATCTTTTGGATTGTGCCCAGGTTAAATATGAAGAGTCTTTTTCAGACAGAGATTTGGACAAATTGATTATCGAATGTTTAGAAAAATCTGATCAGTTCAGTGTTTTTGGACAGAGATTTGATAATTTCTTTGTAGAGGTTTCAAAATACAATCCGGGACAAGTTGATGCATTAAAAGTAGTGCAGTCAATGATAAAGCGAAAATTGATTACAAAAATAGGAGATCATTTTTATTATGAAAATGAGATTCTTGGTTACAATGTAAGAGAGGTTGTTGCTCATCTTAACAAGCCGGTCAATTCTGCTTTGCTAAAGAAAATTGTCAAAGCTTCAAAAGTAGCTGAAACAGTTTAATGGATGTCAAAAGTTTAATATTTCTTTTTGACAAGGACCTTAGAAATGTTGATGATAAAAAATTCAAAGACATGTTGGTTCCGGAAAAAATCGCAGTATTAAACCGAGCAATAGATGTTTTTTATAACAAAATATTTCAAAACAGGGATAAAGATCCTTTGTTTAACCAATGGCTAAGACCTTTTTTTGTTGACGGCCAGGAATTGAAATTTATAGAAGAAAAGGAAGTATATACACTTTATTCGTATCCTGAAAATTTCCAAACGATAACAAGTGTATATGTGAAAGTTTCTAAAGGCGATTGTAAGGCGCAATTTGACGCAAATCCCATAATGAAACAAGGTGCAAATACTGCGCTAAATTCATTTTTCTGGGAGCCGTCATTTGAGTTTGAACAAACTTTTAGGACCTTTGATCAGAACGGATTAGCAATTTATCATAAGAGTCATTTTAAAATTGACGAAGCTATTGCGAATTACATTCGAAGGCCAAAAGAAGTTCATGCCGGAAAGCTGGCCACCCAAGGATTTTATGTTTATCATGATGGAAGAACGATAAATTTTAATAGTGATTTGGAGTTTGGCGAAGGAGCATATCCTTATATAATTGACATCGCAGTAATACTCGCAACAGATAATCCTTCAGACTTGAATTTGAAGGTAAATAAAATGTTAAATATTAAAAATTCATAATAAATAATAATGAATACAACAAGAAGAAGTTTTTTTAGAATGGTTGCAACAACTAACAACCAGACGCTTTATACCAGGAACTTGCCTGTTTTCGATGAAGATGGAGAGCCATTAGCAAAGGTAGGACAACCGGTTCTATTCGACCCAAGACTGAATCTATCCTTAGACGAAACGGATTTACCTAATTACGAAACATTTGAATTGGGTGTTGTTATCATGAACAACAGAGGTGACAAAAAAATGATCACCGTAGACGGTACCGACTGGAATATGTGCCGGGACTCATTTACGGTGTCTCACACACTTCCTGAATGTGCCTGCCCGCAAAAGGCAGACTTCTATTTCCGTTGCGTCAGTCCATATAAAGGATATTCAATCAACGTAAGATATCGTTCACCGCTTACCAAAGCACAGTACGGAGGAGACGGCGATGGTATTGATTGGCAGTTTAACTGGGCCAAAGGTCATAAATCTTGGGATTGTAGTACTTGTGACGAACCCACAATTTCAGCATGGGAAGTTGCTTGTGGCTTAAAAAAAGAGGTTAATACCTCTAACGAAGTAAAATACTTGGAGCAAGTAGGCAAGGTAAACACCGGCGAACAGGTGTTTATGCCAATCAAGGCCAACGCATTACCTTATGGAAAGCCATGGTTAAAGATCTGTTTGTCACCGGGCAACACCAGTTGTAACACTTGCAATATTTTGGGAGGACTTAAAACATTGACGGTTGTAAATGTAGAAGGAGAGGGACCAGAAGCAGTAACGACTACCCATGACATTGATCTTCAAAGATTCAACAATAATGGTATTACTGATACTAAAATTATGCTCAAAAAGGTTTACAAGTATCTTGAAAAAGAACTTGACAAAATTAACGTAGGAGTACATGTATCCGGTGGTAACGGAAACTGTTGCGACTATGAAATTGAGCTTGGTGGATGTGCTACATCTGCAACACTTACTTCGGTTATCAATGGATCAGATACTACAGTTGCTTTTACAGCACATAATCCATGGAGTCAAGCAGAAGACAATACGTCATTCAAATGGACCCACGGAAAGAAATGCCAGCCATGTAATGCAGAAGGTGAGACTTATTATCCTGAAGCAGTTATTCGATTTTATCCGGAAAACATAACCACGCCATGTGGATGTTACGATCTTCCTGGTAACAATATGGTTTTCACTGATTTTTATAATCAAATTGTGGAAGTCCATGGTATTGAAGGATTTGATCCTGATAAGACCGGCTTCCATATTGCTCAGGAACAAAAATATCCTGTAAACTCTGGATATCATTTCTTGAATAAAGTATATGAACAATCTTTGGGTTATAGAGGAGCCCAGATTTTCCAAGGAGGAGGATTTTATGGAGAATTTCCAGAGCAACCATTCAACCATCAGTTGTATGAGGCTATGTGGAACATAAAATGTGCTACCGATTATTGTAACTTAAACATTATTGCCAGAAAGCAGAGCGAAGGTATGCCATATCAGAACTCACAGCAGAGTTTTATGGAATCTGAATCATTGTTGCTGATCCCAAAAACGGATATTGCTACTTATGACTCAATCAGGCCAATATTTGACTATATCGCTTCTTTGGGAAGGTGCAATAAGTTGACCGGTGGATGTTTTGTATTGCCAACAGCAATTGCAATTACTCAGGGAGCAACAGCTTCAGTTGCAGATGGAGCAACACTTCAACTTGGATTGACTCCTACTCCTGTTGGCGCATCAGAAGCAGGTACTTGGACAAGTGCAACTCCATCTGTTGCCACTGTAAGTTCATCAGGATTGGTTACCGGTATTTCTGCGGGAACTGCGGTAATTACCTTTACGCCATCCTATGGAACGGCAACTCCGGATACTATTACTATTACAGTAACGCCATAATAAATTGGGCGGCTAAAAACCGCCCTTTTTTTTAATATAAAATAAAGTGAAATGTTGTTAGCTTTTTTTAAAAACATTTATGCAGAAATAACCGGTGGAAACAATGAAGTTTCTAAAGCGATAGATTCTCCTTTTAAAGCAAAATGGAAATCTTGCCAAAAGTGCTTTTCTTATGAATGTGAATGTGACTATGGTGTTGCTTTGCCGGTAGCAGATGACAGTACGAAAAGAATTTTGTATGTTGTCAATAACCAATTGTTTTTTGGTACTATGGAGAACTTGAAAACGGTAAGAGCCGGAGGCGCAAACGGAGGTACAAGACTTGACGTATAATGCCAAAGTTCTGTGTCAAAAAATTGAATGTTGATTTTCGTAAAATATCAGACGATGTTTACTCTGTAAGGGATTTGTCTGAATACGATTTTAACGACATTCAAGATGTTTTGACATCGGCTATTGAAATAAAAATAAAAACTCCTGGTGACGAGGAGTTTTCTTTGTTAATGCCTGGAGGTGGCGCAACACAATTCTCTTTAAAAAATAAGAAGTTGTTTGCGATGGAGGACGGGCAATATTGTGTAACTACAGAAAGCTGTGGTGGTATTGTTAAAAAACTTGTGGGGTATTATCCAAATATTAAAGAAAAGATAGATGGATTGATTTTAACCACAAAAGACAAGCAGTACATAAAGTTGATTTTTGAGCAGTATAAAATAATGCAAGTACTTGATGAATACGATAACAAAAAAGATGCCGGACGCATTTACCAAGATATTACAGATATGCTTGAAAAATGCATGGCCGGACAACACTGTTATCGGTGATCCGGTAAGTTGTCATGCCTGTAAAAAGTGTGATTGTAAAAGCAAGTGCTCGTGTTATGATAATAGTTGCCGGTGTAGACAAAAATGTGGGTGTGGCAAAAAAGACTGTTATTACCCTTTGCTTGAAGAAGTGAAGGAAGATATTGATAGGATTAAAAATTATATTTACAATCAGGGAGTAGCATATGCACAATACCTGGATTATGATTATAAGAAAGTTTGTTTTGGAGATAAAATAAGCGATTTGTATATGTACCTGAATGTTTTTCAGGGGCTGTACGATTCTATTTATTTTGAGTCAAAAGGGTATAAGAAGTGTTTGTATTATTGCCCGGAAGATTATTTTAAAGCCAGATCAGAAGTCAATAAAATCATAGGAATTGTAAAGATTGAATATGCTGATCACTTTAAAGACGAATCAGGAATTGATAAGTTTTTGGCCGCGAATCCAAATATGGTTTCTTTTGATCGGTGGAAAAAACATCTTTATAATTTCCAGACCCAGTATGAGATAAAAGTAACTCGATTGGATTCCAACGAAAAATGCCTGAAAGTTTCTTATGAAGCTTTGAAGGCGGAACCAAAAGATTGTAAAGTTTTATTTTCTGCTTTAAAGAAAGTAGAAAAATGCAATGTTTCTGCAGAGGTTAAAATTGATGAATCAAAATGCAGCTTGTCATACAATGCTCTTGTAAAGCAGCACGATTGCAAAATATCATATGACGTTTATCGATCGGTTATGAAGTGCGGTTTTGATGCGGCGGCAATAAAAACGGTTTATCGTTGTGGTGGAAATTTTGAAGTAAAAGGAACCGAAAATAAATGCTACGTTTCCTTCGGGAGTTCTCCTTCCGTTGAATGTAGCCCAAATAATATAAAAACAATAATAAAAGCTCTCGAATGCGCAGATATACGTTAACAGTAACAGATGTATTAAATTGGAACGGAATAAAATGTCCCGCCAATAAAATAGATATTCAATTTGAGCAACCGGGTTGCGCAGACATTGTTTGTAACCCATTAGCGAATTCTATTGTTGTTGAAATTCCGGACGGATGTACTGAAACATGTTTTTACGGTGTTGCTACTTGTACCGAAGATTGTGACGGATGTGGAACAAGGAGAATTGAAATTTGTGTTTGTGACACAAATGTTGATTGCGGTCCATGTTCAAAATGTATTACTGAAAAAAATGTTTGTATAACTACGTGTGCGCCTCCGTTAATTTGCTCTGAAGAGTGTGGTGGATGTGCCGAATGTGACAGCGAAAATCCTTGTTCTGGAGGTAAAATTTGTTCTGGATGTAAGTGTACTTGTCCGCCAAACGCTCCGTATCAAAATGAAAATGGTCAGTGTATTAATTGCGCTGTTGACGGCCATTGCCCTCCATGTCACAAATGTACACCGGAAGGCTGTAAACCAGTAAATTGTCCTGGAAGTGTTTGTGATCCAACTATCAATGAGTGTGTTGAATGTTTGTCACGAACTGATTGTAAAAAAGACAATGAATGTTGTGAAGGTAAAAAATGTGTTTGCTGTCCAGGATTTCATAGAGACATAAACGGAGATTGTGTTCCTGATGGATGTAAAAATGACGGCGATTGCGGCGATTGCGAAACTTGTGATATACCAACAGGAAAATGTAAACCATTGGTTTGTCCTCCAAATCAGGTTTGTGTGCCAGGAAGAGGTTGTTTGCCTATTTGCGACTGCGAAAATCCTTTGTGCGACAATCAATCCCCATGTATTCGATTAAATGAAACGACATGCTATTGCTCTGGATGTTCAGGTGACTGTTCAGACGGAAAACCATGTGGCCCTGGTTGCTATTGTGACAAATCAGACATGAAATGTAAGCCAAACCCGTGTAAAGGAGGATGTGCGAACGGGACCGATTGTGGCCCTGGATGCGGATGTAATAAAGAAACACTTCAATGTGAGCCGTGTGCTTCTGTCCTTTGCGGACAACCATGCGACAACCTTCTGGGATGTGGATGTCCAAATGGAGCCACATGTTCTGATCTTGTTGATTGTGGTCAAGAGTGTACCAATGGAAATACGTGTCCTCCGGGATGTGGATGTTATAAAGGAAAGTGTGTTCGATGTGAAAACTTTACTTGTGCGGATTGTGCTAATGTTGATGGATGTCAATGTTCGGATGGAGAGCATTGCGTTTCTGACAACAACCGTGGATGTGATGACAATGCCGTTATCGTTAAAAACGACCAGAATTGCAGCATAACAGCATATTTCGACATTAAGAGTACATGTAGCTGTCATGTCATTACTACCGGAGTAGGACATATAAGGTTTACAAATACTTCGAATGCACTGGGTACCTCTTTGTACGTAGGCTTTAAGAAAGGAATTGCAAACAATCGGGTTGGTTTTGACTCATTGCCTTTCCTTGACATTATGCCGGAATCCGGTGTGATAAAAGTTGTTTCTTATGCAGTTTATCGTGATGCCGGTAGAGTAAAAGCTGACGAGAAAAATGTCAATGTAAATTTGGATGCCATTGAGGTAAACAATGTAAAACTTGGCAATTTTACAGTTAATAATGATGTTTTGGTTTCGTATGAAATCGAAGTATTTTTGAGCTCAAAACTTAAATTTGCGAACGATTGTGAGTATGATACAAAGCGTATAGCAAGAATTACCGGATTGGCGGATCAGTCAAGTCCTTCAGTAAGTGGATTTTTTACAGATCAGATTACTTCTGAATCTAAAAGAAGGCCATTGATCTCTTGGTCAAGAACACAACCGTCTGGCGGCTATGGAGCACCTTTCAGAAGGGCTTATATTGGAAAAGGAACCGACGGACGATATTTCGATACTCTTTTTGGTCCTGCAGATTTTGACCCGGCATTTGATAACTGGCCTTTGCAAACGCCACAAGGAAATTTATATACCGGTTTTGGTTATAAAGCGACTGCAGATTGTGCGTGTGAAGATGCAAGCATAAATGATGTCACTTTCTGTAATTTGGATAAATTCCAATATACCTTGAATGAGGTTAATTGTAAGAAGACATTGATTTTGAACGGAAACTTTACCGTTTGTCCTATCAATGATCCTATTTTTAACATGCCTACGTCTTCTATGGCTACATTTGAATTGTATTTGAATGGAAACCTTGAATATACATGGCAAGGAAACTTGTTGAGCGGTTTTACAACCACTATTGACGAGACAATCACAGAGGTGAAAATTGTTCAAAAGGCCGGAACGAGAATTATATGTGAGCGAAAATATGCTCACACTAATGACTTGGTGTCACCGGTGATCAATGTAGATTGTGATTCAAGTCCAGAAAACATCAGAGTGACTGTAAATCAAATACAGGGGGGAGTTCAAATAAATAAAGTAGACTTTGGTCTTAAAACTATCAGTGGAAATACTTTTCCGGGAAGTTTAGACGGGTATGTTATAAATGGAGTTTTTACAAGTCCTGTTTCTAAAGATGTTCAGAAGTCATTAGTTGGTGAAAATACTTTGATTGTTAGAGTTCAATACACTAACGGATGTTCTAAAATAATTGAACTTCCAAAGTGTAACGCACAAGTTACCGTTACTTTTAATCCAGACAACATATCATATGCTAACTGTACGCCTGCGGGAGCCAATCCAAATATTACGGTTATGGCATTTGGATTTAATTCAAATGTACAATATTCATTGAATAATGGTCCGCTGCAAGTGTCAAATGTGTTTACAAATGTTCCAGTAGGTGTTCATTCTGTAAGGGTTTTTGATGGGGTGTCTGAAAAATTTGCAACCATTGAGGTGTTTCCGGCAGTAGTTCCGAATGTATATTTTACAATTCCGCAGATTTGTGTAAATCAATCTACGAAGCTTGTTATCGAAGCCCCTAATGGAACCCAATTTTTGATTACAACTCCTACGAACACAATTAATGCAACTGTTCTGGGAAGCAAGTATGAGTTGCTGATTAATTATGCTCCAAATGTAGCTGGAAACTATACTGTTTCTTTGGTAGGAAGTGGCACTCAGGTTTGTAATGGATTCCAAAAAACAGTTGCTTTGACAGTAGGGGGGCAATCCCTTAATCCAACTATTGAGATAATGCCAGGAAGTTATTGTGTAGGAGCTGCAATTCCGTTTAGAATTTTAAATGGAAACGGAGCAACATTTACGGTGACTTCTAACGGCACAGGAACAATAACTCCAACTGTATTGTCCGGAAATGCATATAACGGTACTTTTACTCCTAATGCTACAAATGGTCAGATTCAAATAACTGGTCTTGCGTCAGGAAGTGAATGCAATACTACAACAACGCCGGTTTTACCTGTTTTGGTTAGTGCTTCGCCAGTAATACTTAATGTTACAAGCATTTGCGAAACGAACAATAGTCATACAATTACAGTGACTACATCCGATGCAACGTCTGTTTTGATAGGAGGGGTAGCGGCTTTAAATATAGGTACAGGACTTTGGCAAAGACCGGGGGCTACCGGATTATCCGGAAGTATTCCGATTGTTGCTCAAAACGCAAATTGTGTTACAACTGAAAGCCATGAGCTTCCAAATTGTACTTGTCCGACAGGAACTCTTTTAATTGAGGCGGGAGATAATATCTGCGGATCTGGACAGATAGTTTGGGATTATTCTGTTTTTCATAATCAAAATCCAAATTCATCATGGAATTATGTTTGGCAATCTTCTTATGCTAACGTATGGACTTCATGGGGAAATCCAATTGCATTTGACCCTTTAAATCCTCCTCAACAAGTGGTTTATTTTTTAGCAGGAGATTCATATACTTTAAGGCTTTTGATGACCAATACCGTGAATGGATGCGTTTATTATTCTAATGAAATAACTAGAAATGCATATGTTGGCTCATTATATGTAAACCTTAGTATGTCTCCAAGTCCTGTATCGGTAGGTCAGATAGTTACTTTTTCAGCGCAACCAGGATTTGCTTCTTATCAGTGGAAAATTAATGGTATTAATGTTGGCACAAGTCAAAATACGTATAGTTACATACCTACTGTTGTAGGAAGTGTTACTGTTCGAGTAGATGTTGTGGATGTAAATGGATGCATTTCTTATGGGCAAGAAAACTTTACGATAGGGGGTAATTGTCCGGACATACCAGTTACTTATGAACCACAATCAATTTGCGCTTCATCTTTACAGTTTTTGGTTACCAATAATGTAGGGGTATTGAATTATTCTTATACAGGAACCGGAGATAATTCAACTGTCGTAAGTGGATCGGGAGTTGTGCCGGGTTCTAATATTATTACCGTTCCAATAACAACTTTGGACCCAGGAGAGACATTGGCGATGGTCACCTTTACTTTTACTTACACGCAAGGTGCTAATCCTCTTTGTACAGTAGTTAAAGAAGTTTCAATAAATTACGAGAATTGTGCCAATGACTTGGTAGTAGATTTATCTGGAATGACCGTAGGCGCAGGACAGTTCTTGTTTTTAACCGACGGAAGATTTTATCCATGTGGACAGCCAAACGATAATCATATTCCATTCTGGAGTAATTCCGGAAACAACTTGGGTATTACTACTCTTGCTACAAATGGAACTCAGGAGTATATGTTGGACAACAATACTACATGTACTGACCAACAGGTGGTTGACAGTGAGTTTGGAGATACCAGAACACTAGTTGCAAGTATTGGAGCTTTGGCTACAGAAATGCAAGCTAAGATTCAAAATAAAGTAGGTTTTGAACATGTTACGGTTACCGGATCAGGAACAACTCTTACTTTCCAGAATGTACTTTGTAGAGTAGCGTCTAGAGTAGTTGTTATTGCTTACAGAGGAACAATGAATGGTACTTGTGACGGAACAATAGGAAGAACCGATTTACAGTTATCATCAACTTGTTCTTGTTAAAAAAAAATAAAAAGATAAACAATGAGTCCTAACGTATATGGATATGGTTGTGGATGCGGATCTCCACAAGTTTATACACCTCCGACGCCTCCGAATTGTGACAACTGCATAGTTGCTCCTACGATTCGTTGGGGATGTGATGTGGGCCCGATTCCGGGCGGTACAATGTCGTTCAACATTGTGGACGAAACGAACATTAAGTTACCGGATGGGCATACATACACATTTGAATTGTACGACTTTGATACGAAAGGGATTAATTCAGCTACGGTTTCCACGTCCGGTGCGGTGCAAGTAAACTTTCATAAAGTATTTGTGCTAAGGAGGGAGTATCGGTTACGGTACAAAATCCGTCAAGTAAATGGAAAGGTTTCAAAAACAGGGGAAATATTTTTCTGTATGAGAAGCCGTTGTGGAACTTGTACCGGTAATTGTGACGAATTGACAGCAGACTGTATTACCATGCCTCCGTTTACCGTTGAGGCTGAATGCGGAGAGACAGTAATTGTAAACATTCCGAATTGGAATGCCACAAATGTTATTTTCCAAAATCAGCCAATTTGTGTTTCTTCTCTTACTTTCAATCCAGGAACAAAGAATTTGACGGTTGTTGTTGATTCCGGCGCGCCGGGATGTAATATTGGTCAAAATATTCCAATAACTGTTCTTGGAAGCCGCGGTAGCGTTACAGCACAGACAATATTGAATTTTAAAATAACAGACAAGTCAGTTGGAGTTATTTGCGGTCCAGGCGAAATTGCCAATAAGTGTACAGGTATTTGCGAAACAGTTCCGATCGATTTACAGGTGTCGGACAATATTGATTTACAATTAGGTTAAAAAATAATAAATGATTCCAGTAATAAGTCCAAATCCAAGCACGATAACAGTTCCAACCCAAAAGGTAATCTGGAGAGTAGTTGCCAGAAACAATGGGGAGGCAGGTGTATTGTCCGGTGTTAAAGTACAGCTCACTTTTAGCAGTACCGTTGTGATTCATCGCGTGTCATCATCTGACAATGCTTTTGCTATTGCGCAAGGCGATACTTCTGCGCAGGGAACATTTTTCAATACATCTACCAAATTGTGGACAGTAGGTTCTTTGGGAGTTGGTGAGGCGAATAAAAAGGTTTTGTTTGTTGAAACATCTTTGCCTTCAGATGCTAATTTGGCGTCAGTGTTACCTTTGACGTTGACTCAGGTAATATCTGCTACCGGAATTACTGATTCGCAATTGGGTAATAATACAAGGGTTGATACATTGGTGTCTCCATTTGTAGATATTCCATGTGCTCCGATAGCTGTTGGTCAAGACGGGGAATGTTTGTGCAGTGTAGCAACGAATGATTTGCCGTGCAATTACGGTGTTACTAAGTGGGAAATAATTCCAGGAACGTATGTTAATGTAGATCCGGACAGATTGCATTTTGATATAAATACAGGGTATCATTCTCCTTATGCGCTTATTGATCCTACCGTAGACGGAAGTTTTCAGTATTTTATGAAGTGTTATGATGAAAACGGTATTTTGATTGGCGGTAGTTCTGTTCCGACGACGCAGACCATTCGGGCGCTGTTTGCAATTTCAGGATTGGACTTAGGTTTACAGGTTGATGCAGATGAACAGACCTTAAACCTTCTGAAAGGTTCGACGATATTGGCTTCCGTTGACATATGTGATATCGTTAACACATGCAGTGCTTTGGACGAAAATGATTTGCAAGATTAAAAAAACAATATAATGATTCAAATATTAAGAAGGGCCGCATCTGCGGTTGTCAATGCGGCGGCAAATAAAATTATTATATTTTTCGACCAAGACAACAAGGTCAAAACAAAGGATCAAAACGGAAATGTAAAAACATTTGTGGTTGAAGATTCTGGTGGTGTAAGTTCTGCAAAACCATACTTATTGTATATGGCTATGGCTACCCAGACAGGTACAAGTGCGCCAGTAGTCACGGTATTAAAGAATGAATTGGGGGGTAATATTTCTTATGCATATACAAGCGTAGGTACTTTTACAGCGACGGCTACGGGCCTTTTAAATCCAACAACTGCAATACAAATAGGTTCTGGTCATAATCCTGTAAACAGTAGTGACGTCCCTAGTATTGGCCATAAAGGACAGACAAACGACGGTTTTATTATTACTACCGGAGATGCATTGAATCAGGGATTGACTAATGGAATATTAGATAAAACATTGATAATAATATATAAATTTCAGTAATGTTAAAAAGAACATATATTTCAAGATATAATCAGTCAGGTGCATTAGTTCCAACTGCGGAAGTATTTAAAAATACAATAGGAAGTGGTGTTTGGTCAAGACCAAGCATAGGTTTGTATGAATTTACGTCTATTGGGGCATTTGGCGCAGGAACTACAACGCTTCCTATAAACTATACAGTAATGAATAGTGACGGAACAGTTGTTCACCTTATTGGGCAAACTATTTCAGATAACGTTTATCAAATATCTTGCGTAGATTCTTCTTCTACTGAAATTGATTTACATGCCATCATAACTCTTAAAATAGAACAATTCGTTGATTAATTATGGAAAGAGTATTAAAGGTATCGGACTTTTCAAAAAAAGACTCATTCGTATCTGGAGGAGTATTTAGGCTTAAAAACGGTTCTTTCGTTATTGATAGTTCGTCCGTTGACTTTAATGCTTCTTCTCCGCTTTTGGGATGGACACCGCCATCAAATCCTAAACTTGACGCTACTCTTAATGTTATTTTTCAAAAAGGAGTTGCTTATTTTAGGTACAACGGAACGGATTGGTCTCTTGTAAAATATGATAGGGATTATTTTGTTCCTATTGAGATAAAGATTGATGAAGAGTATGTTGTTCCCGAAAACACGCAAGTTCTATATCACCAACAGATAGACGTAAATGGATTACTTACTGTAGATGGTATGCTCATTTATGTTGGTGATGGAGACATGAACGAAAATTGTTGGTGGGGAAATATTTTCTATGATTATTCAGGCACAGGAGACATTTTGCTTTATACTGAAAACCAACAAATAGGAGACGTTATTACCTGGCAATTTTTAGACTCAGGAAATTGGGTCGACGTAGAGACGGAAGTAACCTCATATGCATGGCCGGAAGGACCAGGCCTTTATCGGGTTAGGCAGGAAAGAACAGGGTATTGTACAAAGTATTCAAATATTGTAAAAGCATACAACTTATAAAAATGGCAGACAGAGTAATAAAGACGAAAGATTTATCCAAAAAAGATATTCAAGTTTCAGGAGGATTGA